GTTCTTTTCATTGCAGATAATCCGTATTCAAATAATGCTCGCGCTGTTTTCCACTTATCTTCATTGCCGTTACAAACCTATTGTCTTTATCAAAAACGACAGCAATATCGGTTTGCCCATTATAAAACACTTTTGAGCCTTCCAAACGGTATCGCCCTTTTAAAACAGTCTGTTCATCATTCAAATGGGAAACAACCGCCTCTTGAAAGGCTTTCCAGTTTTTTGGATTGGATTTTCGGGCATCGATTCCAAAAACAGAAGCGTGTTTGAATTTCTTGCGCATTTGAGACTGCGAAAACCCTGCACCCTGCAAAATAGCAGTATCGACAAAAGGCACGATATAAAGCGGGTCATACTTTCTTCTCAAATCTGCCAGCGTTACCGCCGCCAACCCGTCAGACCTTACCGCATCGGCGAGCGAAATTTTGCCCTCGTGCAGCATCTGCCCGACACCCTTGCCGAACTGTTCCTGCAATTGCGGCAGCGAACGGCTTTTTACCCAATCTTCACCCGATACGCCATCAAACGGCGCATCTGCGTCAAACACAATAATCAGCATGGAACGGCAGTTCGGATGCAGCGGAGGCTTGGCAAATGGATAATCATGACCGATTGGCTTCTTTTGCCTATCCCACATCAAACCGTTGCGTGCCGTACACATTCCGCTTGTTTTCGCATCCAATGCGGAAATATGCCGCCAGCCTTTAACCATACCGTTTGCCGAACCGAAGGCGGAACGTACCGTATTGGACACGCTGCTCATCCAAGTGCGCGTAAACGTCCGCACAGAAACAAAATGCCGTCTGAACACGTCGCCCACATCCGCCAAAGCCGCGCCGCCTGCCGCCGCCAGACGCACCGTCCGCATCAGCGATTCAAACAGATTGCGCCGCAACGATGCCAAAGCCTCACCAAGCGTCAAACCGCCCGTCAGAACATTTTTACCGATGTCAGCCCGCGCCGTATCGGAAAGCGGCTTCACATTGCCCGAAAGCGCGAAATCCGCCGCCAATGCGCCCAGCCACCAGAACAGCCAATCCGACTCGTCCTCAACCGTCTGTTGTTGGACTTTTGCCATATCGTTGCCAATAAGCCCGTAGTAATGCGCCAATATTGCCGAAATGTCCGCCAGCAGCCGCTCAAGCTCCCGACGGTTCAATTCTGCCAAATCGCGCCGGCGCAAACGCTCCTCCACATCCTCACGCATACGCGCCAACTGCCGCAATACATCCCGCGCCAAAGACCGCTCGAAACGCAGCAGGTCGATTTGCCGCGTCAGAAGGTCATGTACTGCCTGCTCGTCGATATTCATTCAGACGGCCTTTCTTCGTTCCGCTTGCCGCTAAAGTCCAACTCCACCGCCGACTGGCCGTCCAGCCGTGCCGCCTCGTCTTCCCATTTCAGGTAATCCGACAGCAGGCCGCGCCGTTTGGCCTCCTCGAACAACGTTTCATTACTCAAAACGCCCGCCGCATTCATGCGCACCAGCACGTCTACGCTCGATTCGGGGTTGCCGTTGTCGTCTATGCTGCCCGATATTTCCACCGCACCGCCGTCATCCAACCCGTGCCACGCCGCCATCATGTCCAGCACGCGGCCGATCGCGTCTTCCAACAGGTTTGCGTAATGGCGCAACAGGCTGATTTCACGCCCCGCCTCATCACGCGCCTGACTTTCGGTCAAGGCCAGCTTGGTTCGCGTCAGCAGTTTCGCGCCGGCCGCCTGCATGTCCGTTTCTAGCTTCTCGATTGCCGTAACGCCTGCGGAAATGGCCGCCCCCGAATGCTCGACGTAATTCAACTCGCCGTCTGCGCCGACGCTTATCATATTGCCCGCAGCGGCCACCACATTCTGCACATCTTCACTGCCGCGATACTGCAACAGCGGGACACGCACATAATGCACAATGTTGTCTTGGTCGGACTGGCTCTGCCAATGCTTCACATTCAAATAGGCAAGCTCCATCAACGGCGGACGGCCTGCAAAAAAGCCCGTCTTTTCCAACACCAAATCAACCACCGGAACAAACCCCAGCGGCTCGCCGTTGCGCGACTGGTCGGCCTCGCTGTGAAGCAGCCAATTGCCGTCTTTGTCCATGCGGTAACGCCTGACGCGGCCTGCCTCATGGACATTGATTTGCTCTACCGTCCGTTCGCCGAAATCGCCGTCATATTCCGTAACCGCCTGACGGTATCGGAACTGCGTACAGACAGGCCGCCCCTGCCGCATCTCATAACGGAAGCCCAGTACATCAGAATTGCGCACAAAAACCGCATAAGGCCGCAAGCCCAATGCCTTTTCCTCCGCCTTCGTCCTTGCCTTGCCGTCCGGATAGTCCACCAGCACATAACTGGCACCCTTGGCCAGCGCATCGGCAAACCATGCGGCACAAAACACATTCAGGGCGTTGTTTTGCAGGTCGAAGTTTTGCAGGTAGTCTTTCAGGCCGTCTGAAACCTTGTCCGTGCCTATATCACGGAAGAAAACTCGCCCAACCATCTGCCCAATGGTTTCCTTTAGAACCGGTAGAAGCGTGGACGTACCCAGCCGCGTCTGATAGCCGTCGTCTTCTTCCTGCGGCCATTGCGGAAGATACATCTTGCCTGCCGCCCGCATTGCCTCTGTACCGCCCAACAGCGCGTCAATCATCACGCCGTGGCCGTGCATCTTGGTCACAGCGGCGGTTTTACTTGAAACACCCATAAATCACACCTTTCAGACAGCCTCACAGCCTGAAGCCGACACGCGCCAACTCTCCACGCTTGACCATCAATTCGTTAAATGCCCGGCTCAAACAGTCGATTTGGTCGTCATGCTGCCCGTTTGGGAACATCCGCATTTCCGCAATCAGCGCATCCGTATCCCATGTGCCGTCATCCAACACCATCACATTGCCGATATTGACCTGTGCCGCGAACGGTTCAGCGCGTGTAACCTTGTCGCCCGATTCAGGACTGGCAGATACAGAAAAACCCGCCAGTTGACGGGTTAAATATAAAGTTTGCGATTTACCAGCCTGACCGGGGTCTTGTGGGATAGATATTTTAGTTTTCACACCGTCTTTTTGCGCCGTGTTGCGCAATATCCTGTCCCGCTCATCCGCGCCGTACTGACCGCGCACGATATTGGCGATGATGTACCGACCGTCTTCTGTAACACCAAGCCTGCCGCCTGCCGTATAGTCGCCGTCGTTCGCTGTTGACGCTAAATCCCACGCGCGAACCCATCTGATATTACCGGCAGGCAACGCCTTAACAAATTGCAGGTTGTCAGGCTTGAACGTACCGCCATCAGGCGGTGCAGGTTTTTGCAAGTACTGACCGGCAAACACATACGGCGCGGCTTGTTCCATTCGGCGCAGTGTTTCAATATCATGCTTTTCAGGCCACAACGCCGTGCCGTCGTCTTGGATAGCAGGCAGGCACAAATGCTCCCACTCTTCGCCGTTGCCGCCATCAAGCAGCCATCCCGCGATGTCTTTCTCATGCAGCCTTTGCATAATCACGACAATAGGCGTTTCAGGGCTGTTTTTACGGGATTCCAACGTGTTTTGAAACCAGTCGATAACGTTTTGCCGTCTAACCTCGCTTCGGGCTTCGTCAGCCTTATGGAGGTCATCGAGTATCAGCGCCCCTCCAAAGCCTTCACGGTGCTTACCTGCACCAAAACCGGTAATCGTACCGCCAGTACCTGTTGCGTACATAACGCCGCCGGCAGTCGTTTTCCAGTGATGGCTGCTTTCGCTTGCAAGTTCCACATCAGGGAATATCGCCCGATACTCTTCATGCTGTAACAAGTTCCGGATTTGCACTGAGTTATTGACAGCCAACGTAGCAGAATAACTCGCATGAATAAACTCGCAATCAGGCACACGCCCCATTGCCCATGCGATAAAGTTCACAACCGCGATTTCCGTTTTCGAGTAGCGCGGCGGAATGTTGATAATCAGGCGTTTTGTTTCGCCGTTGAAAACACGCTCAAGCGCATTGCATATCAACTCATGATGCTTCGCCTGCGTCCATTGGTAACCGCGCCGCTCACGAAACATCCACCGCGTAAATACATACAGGCTTTCAAAACAAAGGCTGCGCGTAACAAACAATCTCTTTTCATCTAACTTCTCTAATGCCATTTTATTTTAGATTCCTTTGGAAGATTAATCAAAAATGGCATTCTAGTCGTCTAAAAGGATTAGCATTTTATGCTAAATCTTTCGCAAAACGTCTTCAGCTAGCTTACGATACTCTTCCGCGTCTATCCGTACAGTCGGCCTCATACTTCCATCGCTTGATTTAACGTCAAGTTCCGATTTGTCGCTCCATTTCCCACGTTGGCGATTCTTCAGCCAAAAAATAGCAGCAGGTGTGTCAGGCGGGTAATATTTCGTTAGCGGGGTTTGAATAATTTCGCCGCCAACTACCCGTATATCTACGTCAGGGGCTTCATAGCCCATTGCACGCTGATACAGTCGGTCAGCAACATTTGCATCCGCCAACATCTTCCCTTTTTTTACGGACTCGCAAAAATCTGGGAAATCATGTTTCCAGCGGTTGATTGTAGCTTCGTCCACATCAAAAAAATCAGCCATTTCGGCATCTGTCGCGCCTAATAAACACAACTTTTGCGCTTGCGTGGAATACTCAGGTTTGTATTTCGTCGGACGCCCGATAGGGCGTTTTTCTTTCTCGCTCATATCGAACCTCACAGAAAAAAGAAAGCCGCCTGATTCTGAAGTTAATCAGAATTAGACGGCTAAGCACACTCACCACATAGGAAAAATAGAACGCCCTACACCGGCAAGGCATAGGGCGAAGGGTGCAAGAACCGCTTTATAGTCTGTCTTAGCATGACAACCATTTAGGTCGGGCAAACGCGTTTCACTTGCACCGCGTTTTTTTACAGAGACCAACAAGGAGCGTGGGGCGCGACCCCCTATTTATTGGAAGCGTCCGCGTCATCTTCCTTAGTGCTTTAAGCACCCTTTCAGCCTTTGCCCGTTAAGGCAAACACCCATAGAAACCTGAAACCGGCCGGAGAACCCTCCAACCCAAAATTTCAGACAGCCTGAAACAAATCGGGCTGCAACAGGTTCACTTCGCACTGCCTGATTTTGGCGGTAATATAGTGCTTTTCCTGCTTACGCAGATTCAAATCACGCCCTGCATGACTGCCGCGCGTAAACGACGCCGTTTCCTGATTGCGCCATGCGTCCAATTCCGCCTGCACTTTCGCCCGCACCGCTTCGCCACGGTTCCAATAATCGTGCAGCACCAAAAAACACTCTTCCTGATACCGCTCCACCGTTTCCCGCAAATCGGCGCGGACTTTGGCGGCATTGATACTGAACAGCCAGCCGTTCAGCTTCTTCAGCGGGATATAGAGCATTTCCTGCATCTCGCTGGAAGTGGGAGTATTCATAAGAATACAGCCATATTTCTTAACGTTTTTTTGTAGCTTGTTCCGTTGCGTCGGCCAGCTCATTTGCAAGGCTTCCACAATCGGGCGTATAGCCACATACACTTGGCCGTCATACTCGGCGGCAATCAGTCTCGCCCCTTCAAAAGGGATATACAGGCTTTTGTTCACTTACATTCTCCAATAAAAAAGCCCCGGCTCGAAAGCACGGGGCTGATTTACTGCGGCACACCCACCGCAAAGCGGCTCGGTATCTACGCGATTTAAGGCTGCCTGAAACGCAAAAAACCGCCCGAAACCGGCATTCCGCCTATTTGAAAAATTGCGCTATGGCTGCCAAAACAGCGGCGGATCCCATCAATATGGCAAAAATCAAAGCGGCATTGGCCAAACGTTTGCCGACAATACCTGCATCTTCAACATTCATCCTTCCACCTACCTTTACCTGATGTTTTGGTTTATACTTAATCAATTTCAAATCCTTTGCGCATGAAAGGGTTTAAAACAGAAACGCCGCGATGTTCCCGCATCACGGCGTTTTGCTATTCCGAAAACGCAAAAACCCGCACATTATTATGTACGGGCTTAAAAATTCATATCCTTTGGGCGTGCGAAAAGCCCCGCAAGGGTAACGATTTGAATTATACACCTATTACTGGAAAAAACAACAGGCCGTCTGAAGATTCAGACGGCATTTGTATTCCCTACTGCGTCAAACCACCGACAGGTTGCGGATTTCGGGCAGTATCGGGCGGATTTTTTCTGCGTGTTCCGCGTCGGCGTGTGCGCTTAAGGCTTCGAGGGCGTTTGCGGCTGCTTTGAGGCGGCTGCGCGTTTCTGCCCAGACCGTCCACATCGTTACCGCCTGTTTGCAGCCGAGCTGTTTCAGCGGCGCGGAAACGTCTTTGCCCATTCGGATGGCGTACGCGCCGTATCTGACGGCGACGGCGAGGTCGTACAGGGCGTTGCTGCTTATGGGCAGGGCAGGTTGCGGTGCGGGTAACGGTTCGCGGTCGAGGACTTCGCCCGTCAAGCCTGTGTGCAGGGTCAGCGCGTGGACGTAGGCGACGGCTTCGGGCAGCTTCTCGGCAGGGATGTCTTCGATGGCTTCGACGTTGAAGCGTTGGTGAATCATACTGTACGCTGAGGAGTAGTCTATGCCTTTGCGTCCGACAAGCGCGGCAACGGCTTGGCGCAATCCGGTACGGTCGTCGGCGGTGGTTTTTTGTCCGATTTGGTAGCCGCCTGTTTTGCGGATGGTGGGCAGGACTTCAGATGTTACCCATTTGCGGAATTTCCAAGCGGTTGAGCCTTGTTCCATTGCTTTACGGCTGCGAAGAATCAAAATATATAAACCGCTTTCGTTGATGATGTTCACGTTACCGCCGCCTCCGTGAATTTCAGACCGCCCTATGTTAAACATAGACCGCTCGTCATCATCTAATTTTTCAAGTGCTTGCGTTGGGTTCTGGATTTCTAAAGCCTTACATACATCGGCGGCAATAAACCAAGTCAAGCCGTCTTTTTCAAAGGCACGAACGGGAGAAGTAGTATTGAAATTAAATGATTGAATTACGTTCATAATGAAGTTTCCTAGTGAGTTTTCTTAATGCCCGTTAGGGCGGACGCGTGGTTAAGAACCCTCACTAGATGGGCGGACTTATTCCCCTTACGGGTATTGTATTCGTCGCCCACGCGTCCATAAGAAACTTCGGTTGTGCCATCGAAACAAACAACACGAAAGGAAACTTACAGATATGAAAAAATCACATTGACGGAGTGATTGCCGCTAGTGTGTGGTTCTTACGCCACGAACAGGAATATAAAACAAAACCCCCTGCACATGCAAGGGGTTTTGTTACCTTATTTGGGTTTGCGTTTAAAATTCTCGTCATCACAACAGAATCGGTAAGAATCAATAACCAACCAAACAACGCGAAGCAGATTTTCAGGCGTATCAATAATAACTTGATTGCCTGATACCTCAAGTCCGCATCGTTCGATATTCGAAATATCTGACTCTTCCAATTCGATAGGGAAGATTACAGACGGCCTTTGTTTGTTGTCAAAATACCGTAATATCCACCTGTTACTTTTACCATCAACCAATACGCTGAAATAGCTTTCCGTATCCTTTGCCTCAATACTCGCATCATCAGGAAGAATTGATTTAACCAAATCAAACAACCTTCTTTCTGAATAAGTGGTAACGATTTTATTGTTTTCGGGGTCGATAATCGGCGCGGTCGGGTCTTCCTGCTCCTTCTCAACAGGGGCGGCCTCCTCCTGCACTTTCGGCGCACTCAGCCCCGATACAACCATTGAACTAACCGTATTTTGAACAGCCTGTTTGACGATATGACGGATGCTTTCCAAATATCGTTGGGTAAACTGCCGTTGAATATTCGCCCTTCCCGCCACATAACGGACGAAATCCAAATCCACCTCTTTCAAGCTTTCTGTAATTGATTCTGTGAATGCCGTCAGGTATATGCTTTCTTCCGCAAGGCTTCGCAATGCATCAGGTTGAAACTTGTCGTGCCTGAACTGATACAGTTGCGCCATATCATTTTCATTCAACATCGTAACATCAACGGTCAAAAACGGCTCCGAATCCATAATATTCTTGTTGGACAAATCGGTAAAAAATCGCCATTCCCGGCCGTTGGTAATCGCGCAAATGGCTATTTCAGGCGTGGCATTGAAGTAACGCGACAACTGCGGACAATGATTGGACAAATTTTCGGTATATGATTTTGCTTCGATAAACATAACCGGTGCGCCGTTGCAAAACAATGCGTAATCGACCCGCTCACCTGATTTTGCACCTGGGAAATCCGCCTGGTATTCCGCCCGAACCTTATTCGGATCGAATGCCGAAAAACCTAGAATATCCAATAAAGGCAAAATCAAAGCCTGTTTTGTCGTCTCCTCGGTAGTACAGATATGTGCAACCTTCTTGACATGTTCCGCATGGGAAGCAATCCGTTCTTTAAATACCGCACTTACAGCCGCCGCATTCATGTTAATCTCCTTGGTTAAATTTGATTGGGCAAATTCCCACCCCATTAAGAAGTGTTAATTTTCGCAATCATAGCGCAACCGAAAAGAAAATCAAAACTTCTCAAACAGCAAATCAAAATCGTCCCCTGCCGCCTGCCGTATCGCCCCGTACCACGCGGCCAAGCCTAAATCCGTCTGCAAATGCAGGGGCTGCTCGCCGCGCCGCCTAATTTCAGCCTGCAAGCGTTCCTCGTAGGCTGCCTGCGACTTCGCACCGATGCCGAACGAAATACGGACGGCCTCTTGTTGCGGCGCATCCACCTTCGCCCATGCCTGCAGAGTCAGAAACATGGCATCTTCGCCGTATCTCAAGCCGATTTCAGGCTTATGCAGGTAAACTTCCTCCCCCATATAGCGGCCCTCGATACTCAAACATCTATTTAGGCTGCGCGTATCACGGTAACGACGCTCAAAAGCACGCGCCAAGTCGTTCATAAATTCAAATTCTTGCTGATTCATAGCTTGATTAACCTTTTTTTATACAACAAAACCAAAGTCCGCATTACACCTTCCGCGAAGGCCGTCTGAATTTCCCCTTCCGCACAATCCGCCAAGCGGTTCTGTACATCAAAACTCCCAAATGATTCCAAACTCTGTTGCCGCCCACGATTGCAGGCGATTTTGATAGTCCGTCATCTCAGCCGTATTAAGCGTTGTCGTGCTTATCGGCATTTTGACTTCTGTGCCGTCCGGCATGACTTTAATATCAAAGCCCAGTAACACGCCTTTGCAATATTCATGCCACGTTTCCGCACTGTATCGCCTGCCGTTGACCCACGCTTTGTCTGCTAATTCGCCGTAGATTTTCCATAATCGGCGGTTTTGTTCGACGCTTCGCTTGGATTTGCGCGGGCGGATTGTGATTTCAAGATTGCCATTCTCGAACCACCCGTTCAGGTTGTCCCAAATCGACCGCATGACGCCCCGCGCGTTTTGCGGTGTCAGCGTGAATTTCGCTTCATTCATTTCAAACGGCCTTTCACGCTGACAATCCCCAATTCTTCAAGGCGGCGTATCGTCCGGAATTGAGACCGGCGCATATAAAACTCTTTGTCTTCGCGGCTCAAATGCCCACTTCTGCCGTCGATCACGTCATGACAGGAGCTACACCCAAAACCCGCGCTCAAGTCGTCGCTCTTCAATCCCATCCCGTGCGTTTCGCTGGGGAAGTGGCACAGCACGACCGTTTCAGGGTTGTAATTGCACACGCCTGCGATATTCAGCGTGCATTGTTCGCCTTTGGCCGCTTTGCGTATCGCGCTCATAACCAAACCTTGCAAAGGTAAGCAAGAATCATCAACGCCCACCAAGTCAGCAGTGAAGCCGCCAAATACAAGTACGGGTAATGTATTTTCAAAATGGTTTTGGCTTTATCTTTATCCGCCTTTCTGTATATGACCGTAAGCCCATTATCTCCATAGGCTTTTTTCAGATATACCGTGAAGCAGATCATTTTGAAGGCGATATGCAAAAACACCAAAGCCGATACAAAAAACATTAATTCAAACACTCTTCCAACTCCTCTATCTCCACCACCAAACCGCCGCCTGCTACCGGCTCGCTGTCATATTCCGCGGCAATGCGCCGCACCTGCCTGTCGTTGTGATAGGCAATGCCCTGAAGCGCATCCAGCGTAACCTTCAGAGCGTTATCCAAATCGATAACCGTCTTGTTTGCACTGCCGTCTTTGTTTGCTTTGGGAATCAGGCGCAGGCACACTGCCACACTGCCCTCAGACGGCATCACGCCCGCTTCTTGCGCGATACGGCTGACGACGGACTTATACGCCGTCGCTTCCGCGCTCCTGACTGCCTTATTGCGCCAAATCCGCCAATAGCGGTTTGCCGATACCGGATAAGGAAGCTTCAGCCTTACCATGCGCCCATCCTTTGGGGGGTATCACCCGTCCACAAGCTAAAACCTAGAATCGGGCAGGCTTCACGGGCGGCTTTGATGCTTTCAAAAAGATTGATAACTGCGCGGGCTTCTTCTTGCGCCTTAATCGCTGCCTCCATTGCATGGGTTGCCGCCTTGCGCCTCGCCTCCACAGCCTTTTTGGTCTCGATTCCAGTCTGGGTAATGTCTATGGCATATATCTGGTACTTACAAATTTTGCAGTAATTTCCGTAGTATTGTTTTACCACCCCGTGCTTGTTCGGCTTGCCGTAACACTTATGGAACCCGGTCTTCAGCGGCTTGGTTTCGCCACAGGTCTTGCAGGTACGCATTTCGATTTTTTCCGTTGCCGCCATTTTTTGCCTTTCGTTTTGGGTTTTAAATGCCGAATCCAAAGTCGCCGTCGTCGTCTTTGCCATCGCGCTTGCGGCGCAAAACCGCATCGGCGGCTTCCACAAGTAGCCATATCGCCAAAGTCGCCGCGCCGCCGAACGACAGCGCGATGATGATTTTCAACAGGGTATCCATTGTTTTATTTCCTTTCGGGGTTTGGGATGTTTTCAGACGGCATCGGGCTTCCAGACGGCATTTTCTTCAGCAGGTCTTTTACGCAGGAAAGTGCCCAGCTGATACTGTCTTCTGAGCCATCAGCGGCGGCATACAGAATCCTGCACAACGCGTCTTTGGTGTCCATGTCGAAATCAATAAGACACAGCTTGTCGTACATATCGCCGTACTTTTTAACTTTCAATTCTATAAACTTCGGCGCATCGTCGCGCTGCCGTTCGAGATACCAAATCGCCTTTTCCAAGTCTTCGCGGCCGTTTTTCTCTTTGTGCCGCCAAATGTATTTGAAGGCGTTACCAAGGTTGAAATTCATGTGCATCGTAAATTCGATGCACTCGTGGGCGTGTTGCCGGTAGTGTTTCGGGTTGATGTTGTCGGTCATTTTTTATTTCCTTTCAGTCGGATTTGAATCAGAGGGCGGCTCTCCAAATGTTTGCCGCCGTTTTCTCATTGCCGCTTCAGATGCCGTCTGAAACGCGCCGGTAACACATGGATTTGTCCGTGGGTAGTAGGTCGCTTTTTCTTCCGCATTCCGCGCCTTTGGGCATTTCGCAAAAGCGTGCATCGGCGTGCCGATGTTGGTTTTGAAATCGGCATGGTCGCAATAGAAACAGGTTTCACGCATTTACCGGTCTCCTGCACTAGACACTGTAAGGGTCATATTCATCATGTTTAGGGGCTTGCCATGCCAAATCAGGCTCTTCCTCGAACTTCATAAATTGCCCTTTCCAGCCGCAAACCACCGTTCCCATTTCGCCGTCCCGGTTCTTGGCGATAATCAGCTCGGCAATGCTCGGATTCTCGTTTCTGTCGTAGTAGCTTTCGCGGTGCGGCATGATGATGATGTTCGCGTCTTGCTCGACGCTGCCGCTGCCGCGTATGTCTGCCATATTTGGGCGTTTGTTCGTCTGCTTCGTGTTACCCCTGTTCAACTGAGCCACCAAGACGACGGGGATATTCAGCTCTACCGCCAAGTTTTTCAGACGGCGCGATATATTCCCCAACTCTGCCACCTCGTCCTTCCCTGCCCTTGGCATGATGTGCAGATGATCGACAACCAACAAATCCAAGCCGGTAGTGAGTTTTTTCTCTTTAGCCAAAAAGCAAAGCTCGTCAACGTTGAGCAGGTCGCAGTTCACGTCAAACTTCCAGTTATTCACTTGACTGACGTAAATCGGCATATTGGCGTAATCGCTTTCCGTCAGATTGCCGGTTTTCAGGTTCTGCATGGGGATATTGCATTCCGCCGCCATGCCGCGTCTTGCCAGCTCTACCGCGCTCATTTCGTAGCTTTGGAAGTGAACCGCCTTGCCTTGCTTCAGCGCGAATCGCGCAATGTTTTCCGCCAAAACCGTTTTACCCATAGACGGACGCGCTGCGATCACAATCAGGTTTCCGTCCGGCAAACCGCCGGTCATCTCGTCCAACTTCATCAAGCCGGTAGGCAATCCGAAACGCACACCGTCAAGCCTTTTGTCTAAATCGCCAATCA